ACGCATAAAGCCATTCATCAACGTCTGCGTATCATCCATGTTCTCTGCAATACCTACGCCAAAGAAGCTGTAAGGGTTATGCTCGTAAGGGGTTGCGTAGTAAGGGATATGCGCAGGCTTGAATGGGTTCAGTACCATACGCAGTACCTCACCGTTACACACCCAGATATTACAGCTTAGTTCGTTTAGATCACGGAAGTCTTTAGGTATCTTAACTCCGTTCTCTTCTAGGATCTCTGTGTCAACAAAACCCCAGAACTCCATGACTTCCCATCGCTCAGAATCTGAATGGACATTATCGTCTTCCATATTTGTTTCCCAGTGTTTACGCACGTAGTCTGGGCTTTGAGCAATAGCGTTCTCAATAGATTCATCACGGAAGTAAGGACGGCCCTTCAATGCACGCAGTTGATTGCGCGACATCTTGTGACGCTCAACTACATACTCTGCATCATCCATTGACGTAGACTCTGGGTCAGGGTAGAAGTTCCACACAGATACGTGATTACACTCTGGTACAGTTTTAACTAGGGGGGAGTACTCACCGCTGTCATCCCAGTTAGGGTACTCTTTATCTACAGCGAATGGGCCTTTCATTACGCCCGTGCCAAGAAGTGCCATCTCAAACGCCATAGAGCGCAGGTGCTTAGAGGCCCCGCTCTCGTTAAGCTGGTCGTGAATCTTCTTTTCCATCTTCTTAGCAGCTACCATAGCAGGGTGGAAAGACACCGTAGTAGGTGTAGTACCATCACCCTCAATGATTTTATCGCTGACAGGGCCAAGCTTTGTCTTAAGCCCTGCAAGGCGCTCCTGGAGGTCAATGATAGTCTCGCCTGGGCGTAGCTTACCATCGTCACCTATCAGTGCTGTAGGGGCCGCTTTAGACTCTGTGATAGCCTTTCCGTCGTCGCCCATACTGGCGGCATTCGGGTCAACATTAATGTGCACTGCATCCGCCACACCATCAGGAAGTACAGTAGGGTCTACAGCAAGAGGGAACTTATTGTTACCGAACAATACATCTACAATTTGTCCGTATGCAGCTAGCGTCTTAGTCTTGGTAACTTTAACGAAGATGCGAGACTTCTCTGTGTCAGTAAACTGTACGTCTGTACCGTATAGACCACGGTAGTTACGGTAAGCTCGAAGCCACCGTTCTTCATCAACTCGTCGGGCGTCTTCGGCACGGCCAAAGCGATCCTTAACAAAACTTACTACGCTGTTAACGGACTTAAATAGTGTATCGCTGCCATCTTCGGCTGCTACTACCTCATCTGTGTCGAAGTTTACGTCGTCAATGTCTGCCATATTTTAATACCCGAATGTTGAGTCTGAAGCTTGAAACCCAGAACGTTGATCTTTAGATGGATTGTAATCCCATAGAGAACTACGTGGTCTTGTCATTATACCGTAACGTAAGGCGTCATACAAGTGGTCTTCTGCGTTTGTGTCTACGTCTTCTGGGTTTCTTTTATCCAGAGGGATCGACGGTAATTGTGCTATTGTGTTAGTACACGTAGAAAAGAATATCAATCTAGGTTCTTCTGTATGCTCATCTACCTGCAATCTGCGGTGTAGTTCGTTCTTACCCGATATACGTGAGCCTTTTGATCTATCAGAGGGTCGCCAGCGACAACCCTTCATATTCATCTGCTCAGCTAGTGAAGGGCCAGTGTCACCTCTGTTGTGCCAAAGAGAGGAGTCAAGTACTCCGTAGCGTATAGTGCCATCTCTAGCTTCCGCATCTAGTATCATATCAGCTAGGTCTGTAGCTGTAACCTTAGAGCAGTACAATTCTCTATAGACTATGAGTTGCTCTGAAGGTGTTACCGCTAGCCAGACAACTCCTGTGAACGAGCCGTAGCCGTAGTCACATGCCCTGAACTTAGTCCACGAGTCTGGTATATCAAAAGGTTCAACAACGTGTTTGCTCCTGTCAAACTCTGGGAAAGCAGCGCCTTCATTAACATCCCAGTTTCCCTCAAGGAGTTGCTTCCGTTGATGCTCAGGCAGGGACAGAAGCATTGCTTCGTAGTCACCGCTCTCAGCTAGGTGAGGGTTGTCAAACAAACTAGCAGGTATAAACCTACGCTTAAATAAGGGTTCACCTTCTTTACTGTGTCCCTTTGGGTAAGATAGAGTTTCACCAGTCTCAATGTCTGTAGCCCAGAAGGGCGTATTAGACGGAGAAGGATCAATGAACATTTTCTTAACCCAAGAGTGTCCTGGTCCGCCGGGGTTTGTAGTAGCTCGCATGTAGAGTCCTAACTCCTTGGAACTACTACGTAATCTTGAGCGCATATAGTTCCACCCATAGGGGGACTGCCATTGTGTAAGCTCGTCGAAGGCTACATAGTTAAACGCCTGTCCTTGATAGCGCATAACGTCTGTGTCTTTGTCGAGGTAGGACATCCAAAGACGTCCCCCTCTAGGTGTGGTCCACTGAGATTTGCGTTCTGACCACTTTATCCCTGGTATCGCTTTAGGGTACAGATCTTGACTCTTCTGTATGAGTTCCCTAAGTTCTTCTGTAGTGTGACGTACAAGTAGGCCACTGAAGTCTGGGTTGTTTAAGTCCCGTAGTGGATCTGCAAGTGTGGCATATGATTTACCTCCACCCGCTGCCCCACCATATAGCACTTCTCGTTCACTAGACGCTAGATATTGTGTCTGGGGGCCAGGGTTAGGCTGAAAGACCACGTCTCGTGCGGCTATGGGGTCAAACTCTGGTGGTTTAACTTGGGCGGGTACTGTCGTCTTCTTCGTCTGTCTCGTAGGTGTAGTACCCAAGTCTTTCTTTTTCGAGGATCTCGTACTGCCTGAGCGCTTTTTCGAGCCGCTTGGCGAGGTTGCGTTTAATTGCAGCAAGCGACTTACGTTTTCTTTCGACATCTATACGCTTTTTCAACCCCATGTGTGATATGTATCTACCTGACTGCGTAGAGAGCCAAGCACTAACCTCCCTATAACTATACTGCTTTAGATGCTTCTTTGCAAGCACTAAAAGCTCTAACTCTTTAGATATAGGTTTAAGCCAGTCGTCATCCTCTGGATCTATCTCGTAACCAAAAGGAACTTGATGCGATACTCGTGGGATTCTCTCCCATCTTTTTACTTTAAAGTCAGGCTTAGGCAACATCCAGTAGCCTATACTCTCACGCTCTTTAGCTTTAGTTATCCGTATCATCTTGTTCTTTAGGAGGTAGAATAAACAAGCCGCCTGAGGCTTGAACTTCTACTCGCTCTGTCTTTACAATACCTGCACGATCCAAAACCTCTTTGGCTGCTTGCATCTTTTCTTTTACACCCAACTCTGTAGGGTCCATAAGCGCCTGACCAAAGGCTACAGCTGCACGTGGTCCAATACGGGCCATGTACGTCTTAGTACCCTCAAAGATCTCGTCCTTAAGAGAATCAATGATAAGCCTTGTAGGCGTGTTATCGCTGTAACCAGCAAGCTTCTTAGCTTGGACTACATCACCGCCAGCCTCATCAAAGAGTACCTCCAAGAACTTTTGTTGATTCTCTGTTAATTGTCGTGCCATGTTGTTTCCCTTAGTTACTGCTTTTTCTTAGGCTTACCATTTATTTTGTTTCTTCCCAAGGAAATAAAACCCCACGCCAAGCAAACCAACTCCTGATAAAAGAACCAATATACCCACAGTCCACTCAATAATCGCCTGCTTAATCTCCGCTTTACGATACAGAGTTTTCTGACGGTCCTTGCGCACCTGGCCTTCGATGCGAAGAAGCTCTTCCCACGCCGATTGGCCGTATCCAAACTGGATGTACTGCTTAATCTCTGCACGTAACGCCTCCGCTTGCTTCTTCTTGGCGAAGATGTCCATTGCGCTAGGCCCATTACCGCCAAACAAAACAGCATACCAAGGAGGGTTTTCAGAAGTCTTGTGCGCCCAGTCTAAATCAGACACAGCCCCAGCGAACTTTGCTAGATCATTAGATATACCACCGATATCTTTACCAAGCTGAATGCCCCTCTTGATTGCCGATACTGCGGTCTGAGCAACTGCAAAAGCTGTAACGGGATCAATCATTTTAACTTAACCTCTATAGGACAGACAGAGTCATAACTTATTCTGTATACTCTGTCGTACCATCCCCCATTCTTTGGTAAGCTGCAGTCATAGTAACAATACTTAAATAACCTGCTACCGCCCTCAGTCCATGCGTGATTGAGTGCGGTAAAGGCTAGTATACAAAACAAAGCTACTTGAAACCATCTGCTATGACATTGCGTATTTCCCCACGACCAATGCCAATATCATGTAACTCTTTGTCTGTCATGCTTTTTAGAATCCAGTAGTCAGCACGAGCTTGTTGTGCCTTTTGTATACCTGCCAAGAAGTCTGTGAATGCTTTAATAATAAGTGCGAACATTGTAGTTTCCTATGTTAAGCCCAGCGCCATTGCTGGGACACACATAGTTATACTCTTTTTATCACTACTTACCTCTACTAATTTTGCATACCCGCTACCCTACGCTAGCCAACAGGTACAAACGTCTCTTCTACTGTAGCCATAACGTCTACATGAGGGTTATTACTGCCTGAAGGTGTGAATTTAATAGTATCACCAGGCTCAAGCACTATGTATGCACCTGACCACTGAATGAACTCTGAAGCGCTAATGTTCTTGCCGCCCAAGATATGAACATGCGAGCCATCTGCACGGTCCCACTCAACATCAACATCGGTGGATGCAGCCCCTGTGTTAGTGATATACAAGAGATTCAGGTGCGCCCGACAGTTATTGGGACACACATAAAGCGTCTCTTCTTGATCCCGCACTAAGCCTGTAGTATTAACAGTGCGAGGGCGTACACTCTTATTACTGTTAATAAATGTAGACATTACTCTTCTTCAGCCTTCTCTTCTGGGGCTTCAACTACAACAGCCTTAACCTTCTTAGGCTTTGGCTTAGGTGCAGGGGTAGCCTCAGCAACTCGACAGATGTCAGTCACGTTAGGGTCTTTACTCTGTACGTTACCGTAGTTGTCTTCACCAGCAGACTGATTACCCATTTCATCCCAAACGTAACCATTAGCATCTACAGTATAACCTGCAGCCTCAAGCGCTTTCTTATACTTGTGGTAATACTTCATTGTTACTTAGCTTTCTTAACAGGACGTGCAGCAGGATTAGATGCACCACAGGAAGCCATGCCACCCTTAGCGTAACCCATCTTCTTAGTCATACCACCACCCATGTAGCCCATCTTCTTAGCTACTTCAGGGGCTTCTTTCTTCAAAGCCTTCATGCCTTTGTTCATCATAGTCTTAATCCTCTTCCATCATGTTTTTATCTTCGGAGTCCCATCCTTGGCAGGACTTCTCTTGGCTGCATACAAACTTAAACTTAGTACAAGCGCCTGTACCTGACTCAATCTTCAGAGCTTTAAGTGTCTTCATACGATTATCAAAGTATTCACAGTTACCGCACGTCTTAAGTGCAGCCATGTCAGCAGGCTTATCCCAAGCCTTACCTAGTTCCTCTGCAGAAGCACCATACATCCAGTAGGTCTCTGCACGGTCACGGTTCTTAGGGTCTACCTC